ATGAGTGATTTTAATGCAACAAAATACAAAAATGAATTCAACAAAGAATCATATGATAGAGTCAGTATAAATTTTCGCAAAGGCCAAAAAGCTGTTATAGAAGCCCACTGGAAAGCAAAGGGATACAAGTCTTTAAACGCATATGTAAACGACCTAATCACCCAGGATATGGGGCGGACAGAAGAAAAGCAAGGCATCCATATCCAGAATAGTAATGGGGTAGTGATAGGCGGCAACAACAACAATGGAATCGTGATTGGTGACAACAAGGGCAATATAAACATGTAATTTATAAAAAGTTCCTCCCTGTCAATTCTATACAATCAGCAGGGGGGGGGTCTTTTTTGCAGACGATAATTGCGAATGTCATACATGCAGTAATAGCCATACTAACGTACAAATATACAGCGATAATATGCATCCAGCTAATCCTTATAATCATCATCCACGCTCAATCCAGGACAATACAGGAGCAAACGGAGGAGCTTAAATGGATGGAATTGAAGCATCAGCAACTACACAACCAGAAGCATCTGGACAAACAGGAGACAAGTCCGAAACATCATCATCGGCAGTGACATCTGGACCAGTCAGACAAGCGGTCGGCGGGCCCCTTGCTCCCCTTCCTCGCGCTTATCTGCCCTGTCCAGGAGCGCAAACGTATCGTAAATGCAATAGTACTTTTTCCGGCATTGAAAGAACTCACTCCCAACCTTTTCTTTCATCGGGTACCATATCTTTACCTTGATAAAAAGGTTAGTGGAGAGAGCAGGAGACAGGACAAAAAGATACCCTTCCAGCCCATGTTATTTACCTTGCGATGGACATATTCATACTCTATCAAGCCACGAACCTGTCTATCTAACATACGGTCAAACTGAGCGCAAAGGATGATAAAAAAACCAAAGTGCCGATGCATGGTAAAAAACCAGTTCCAACGCTCCCGGCCCTTGACGGACCAGTCACGCGCATTAAATAAAAGCTGTGCTTCATCAATCACCAAAAGGATACTATCTTCTTTGCAAGGCCGGCCCGCAAATAGGTGCGAGAGAACGACACAAGTTCGTCCGGGTCAAGCTCCCCATTGGGAATAAAATGTATATCCTTTTTACGCTTAACATGGATATTATCAGCATTAAGAGGAAAGTTACAAATGATTGGAGCACCACGGCGGCACCAGTTATAAATGGTCCTGGCAGTATCCAGGGATTTACCGCTCCCTGGTGTACCAGAGTATAAGACAATCATGCATACACCCCCTTAATCAATCGCATTGATAGTAGCAAAATTGCGCTGAAAACATAGTACGTAGCAATAGCAGTACCCCAGGCTGTCAAGATGGAAATAAAGTCACTGATAGGGACAAAATAGTTCAAAAAACCGATGTACGGAATCGAGATAATATTATCAATAAATCCACGGAAAGGCGAATCTGGAAGAAGGTCCATAATAACCGCCAGCATGGAGCTAAACGCTTTCATAACAACAGACATATAACTACCCCCTTATGAGCTCACGGGTTGTCGATATCAGCCCAGCAATAAACAGTAAATCTAACATAGTACGCAATATTTTAACAGCCGCATCCCATTCAGTCATATCAACAATAAAAGTATGTTCGTAATTGATATTTTGATAGTGAATCTTAAACGGGAGCTCAAACCGGGGAACCTCAGACGATGCATTCATGGCCTTGACCAGATATATTACATCAAACGGTATGCAAAACGGAAATTTGTCGGCAATACTGGTAGGTAATTTCATGTTTTCCACATCTTCGTCCGTATCGCCCGGCTCCAATTTATTATTAAGCATAGCTTCAATCGTGGCAGGAATCGCTTCAACTTTGGCAAGGATAGCCGCAAGGGTAGTCTTTGTTTCCGTGTCCTCACCTTCAACCGGGACGTCCGTGGGTGCAACCGTGGGGACAACAACATCCGCCCCCCAATCAATTGCAAAACCTGCATTTTTAAGAGCGGCTTCCAGTTCTTCAATGCGGTCCATGGCATCCGACAATTCGTCCATCAATTGGGCCGCAAGTTCGCCCGTTTGTGGCAGGGTAATAACCGTAGGGACCACCTTTGGTTCCATCGTTTGTGCATCCTGGTTTATCCCAATAACAGGCATACCAACAATTTCTTGATTCATGATATTATCCAAAGCTTTATTTGTTAAATATGCCGTAGCGGCGGCCTCATTTTGGAAGATGGGAATGGGGAACTCTTTAATTTGTTCCGGAGTCAAATCAAGACCAGAATTGATAGAAATATTAAAATCATTATAGGCCTTATATGCACCTGTATCTATATCATATTTAACAGTATGACCATACAAATTAAGGCCATATATAGAACCAATCGTAGGGGCAGTATTGCTAAGATATTTAAAATGTATCGTCCATTTATTAGAAGATGAATTATAGATAGTAGGATAACCAACAGGAACATTTTCACTAGCAAGCGAGGATGGAAGGTAAATATAAGTTTGAGTCAAATATATAGATTTACCTGTATAATGATAAATGCATTTACCATATTTGGCAGGTTTCGTCCAATGGTCCATATTTTCAGTGACAGGGGCCAGCTCCTTAATATAATCAAGAGCCGCCGAACCATACGAGGAAAACGTACTGAGATACCCTTTAATGCTAGTAGCATAGTCAGCGGCAGTACCCTTAACACCATCCACCCAACCGTTTAAAATACCAGTTCCAAGCGTGATATCTTGACCGCCAACATCGGCCCAGTCCATATTCATCCAGTCTGTCATAGCGTCAATTTGTTCACGGGCCTTTGCCTTGATTTCAGCATTTTCCCCGTTGTACTGCCTGTCATATAACCATTGACTGTATGACCCAAGTTCCCCACGCTTTCCTTGCTCCAAATAATCATCGTAGCCAGTCCAGGAGCCCAGCCAAGACTGTACACCGGATAGGGATGTATCCACCCCATTCGCTGATAACAACGTATCAAATATGTATTCTGATACGGACGGAACAGCGGCAGGAGCGGCAAAGGCCGTAAGAGGAAAGGAGAGAAGCAAAACCGTAACAAGAAACAAGCTAACAACACGTCTTAATGTTTTCATAAATTCACTCCTTTAATGACTGTGGGACAGTCATTACTATAATGACCGTCCCACAAAATAGTTGCTTATGCTTTACCTGCAATCCGCTTAAATACCTTAAGGCCGATTGTGATAACCAGACCAGCGCCAACCAGCGGTAATGCAATAGGTATCACCCCATTGATAGCAGTCGTGGCAGAGCTTGCAATGGATGTGCAAGCAGTGATTAACGGGTCAGCCGCGTCACCCTCAGCGGCAAAAGATGTGATAGTGCAAAGAGCCAGGGGAGCGCTCACAGCAACACCAGCAACAGCACAACGCATAGTAGTGACCTTGTTTTCAAATCTTTCCTTCAACATAAATTCTTACCTCCAAAATTAAATTTTTTTAAATATATTGATAACCACATGGATACTTAAACCTGCCAGCATGGGTAAGCATCCAAGTAGGAAACCAGCGCCAACAAAGGGAGCGTACATCGTAAGTAAATCTTCAACAATCATTTTAAGCACACCCCCAAAATCTGTAAAAAATCAGGGAGTAACAGCACCCCTAAAGAAAGAAAAATAACAGCAATTAAAAGTCTATCATAATCATTGTCATTCATTGAATCAACTCCTCAAAAAGCGGCTGAATATAACACATAGCAGACAGCCAAGGACAAGCGCCAACAAGAAATTGGCACACAAAAGCAACTGTACAATATCGGCTGTATTCTCAGCAGTGCGATAAATGCTTGCATTATCAATGGACGTATCCAGAGATTCCGACTGCATTAATTTCCACTCATAGTCACTAAGTAAATCCTGTAGGTCAGCGGCATCATTGTCAGATGGATTGACCTCAGAAGGAGTGGCAACAGACATAAACATCACATCCTTTTATTCAATTTTAATCAATGGGATTTATCAAGAATTGATATATTGATATATAGAAAGAACAAGGAACCTCACCCCTGTTAACTATTCGTTAAACTAGACTTTCGCGAATAGTTAGAAAGGCCGTTCTATCCGGGCCTAACTATACCTGAGTTTAAATATAGATTTCATTTTCGCGCAATTTTCAGACATGTTGAAACCATCTCTTTCATCCAAACTGTTTTAATATTCCTGCTCCGGATGATAGAATTTTTTCATGTGATTATACATCGGGTCAACGACACCAAATATGGGAAGCTGTATATCGGATACGGACTGGTCCACAATGTCGCCGTTTATGACATACCAGTGATGATATGCACTGCCCTTCTGGTCTGAACCTGTAGGGTAAATGATTTCTGCGTTCACTGTATGCCCCGTATATTCGTTGAGACGGGCCAGAACCTGCTTCGCGGTTTCCTCCAGGGCATCTGCTTTCCCGGCATACTCAGCTTGCTCCATATCCTCCAAATAAAAATCCAGAGAAACGCTTAGATACCAGAGGTCCGGCTTCCTTTTGAAGATACCGGCATAATCAATATCATACAAACAAAAATCTGATTCTGGATTTTCCCAATCCATGCTGCTGTCAGATTCATCCAACAGGGGCGATGTCTTAAGCGCTACCTCTGCCCTGGGACTTATGTCTGCAGCAGGGTCCTTATACGGCCTGTCTGTTATATGGTCTCCGCTGACATAATAATTGAGAAATCTAATCCAGTACTCAGGCTGCCAACAGACAGCGGGAATAACAGGGCTGATTACATCCCTGGCATATACCTCTCCTGTCATGGTCTGGAAATTCTTTTCTATGCAGTATCCGAATGGGTGTTCCATACTCCTGTCCTTAAAGTTACTGAGCAGTATGGAGCGCTCCTGTCCGTCCTTATCCTTATAACCGATTTCCCATGTATAAATGTTAGTGGAATCAAAGGGCGTGACCGTATAGCCGCTCTCTTTCGCCAGCACCATCCACCCCTCTCCCAGCAGCCGATTCAGGTCATCATGGTATACCTTTGTATAATCCGTGGTTATATTATTTTCAAGGTGATCAATCATCTGATTGGCCAGCAAAAGTCCTGATATCATGACAATAAGGATGACCGCCGCCAGGATTCCTGTGCTCTTTTTCAATGGCTTCACTGTCTCCCCCTTTATCTGGTGTAGCTGAAATACAGAAAAATTGCTGTGGTTACCTGTTTACAGAAAAACATGAGCAGCAGATCCAGTCCAAGAATGATCAGACTGTTGGCCGTTGACAGTCCGCCGTCCTCTGCCAGCATCTTTTTTAACTCCGGGTTCTCTTCCTCTGCCCTGTCGTTACACCCATGAAATCGAGAACTTCCCTGGTGTGTTTCCAGAACATCCGGTCCGCTATTTTCCCAAAGGATAGAATTCCAACGCCAGCATAATAAGGAGGAACAGAAATACATAGCCGGTATCATAAGGCAGAGAACGGCTTCCCTTGTGCATCCATCCATAAGCGGCAGCCATCAGAGGGACTGCTGTCATATTGAGGACAATGAGCCACAGGGAAATGTCAAACATGCCTCTTTTGGCAAACCAAAGGTTTCCTCCAAATCCGGCGGAAGGGTTAAACTCCGGCTTGTTCTGGGCTTTTCTGAACCGTTCCAGTGTATCTTCTTCGGTATGAACCAGACAGTCCCGGATATCGGATACCAGGTAACCGTCTAACCGCATTTTATTATCTTCCGGACTGTTAACGCTCTTGGGCACGATTTTGAATCTATATTTACAGTAAGGGCATTGTATGCTGTCCTGTTCCAACTCTTTCTGGCAAATGGGGCATTTTATTTTTTTCAT